TGACGTCATGTTTAATATAACAATATATTAAGAAATTAGAAATTTATTCTAACGGATAACTAAATATTTATCATATAATATTTGGTTATTAACAGCGCCATCTATTGGCACAAGATAGGCAACAAACAAATGTTGTCATGGGTTCATCCGCCGATCTGGTTTGTAGCTGATAATAAGTACATTTTGTACCTCTACATTTCCAGCATGTGAATTCATCTGTTGCAGCCGAGAAATCAACCTTTGTAGCACTGTCGTCTCTAGCTATCTTAGCAGCAATTAATGTATCCCATTTTTCGGGACACATTTGATGATGCTTCATAAAAGCCAATTCATGGGGAGGAAACTCACCACCCTTCAATCGTTTAAGTAATGTAATGTTACCTACCGTCCCCTTTTTGTTCAAATTGTTGTATATGCTCCGAAATTTATCAATATAAATTGTAACGAAATATGGATTGTCCCATTTTCTTACTACATTCCTTTCTTTTGCCGATTGAATGGCGAAATTATATATACCTTTTTCCAGATTTACTGTAAGCTTTTTTTTCCTAATAAGTTTATTAAGCTTTTTATTGATATTGGATCGGAAACTTACAGGATCGGCGATTTTGATTAGCATCGTTTACATTTAAAACATATTATTTCATTTAAATCAATTTATTAATATTCATAATCTTCCTCCGATAATTCGGATCCATCGCCCGGATCATCCTCCTCGTCTTCTTCATCTTCTTCATCTTCCTCCTCCCCTTCGTCTTCCTCCTGATCAGTATCTTCCCCATAATCAGCATCTTCCTCATCATCATCGTCGTCGTCCTCAGATTCGTCGCCTGACTCTGGGGGCATATAATCCTCGTCCTCATCCTCATCACCATCAGATACAACAAAACCATCTTCTTTAGAATATCCCTGCTTAGTTTGTAAATGCTTAGGTATTTCCTCCTCCTCCTCCTCAGTATCTTCGGTACCAAGATCTTCGAAGCCACCCATGCACTTTTCATATACCTTTTTCCATGTCTCGTCTGTTAGGTCTGTTATATTATCGTCGGTAGGTGTTTCAGCAGTATGAGCAATAATTGCCACTGATCCAAAATAAAGATCTTTATCAATTGGTGGTGGCATATCGTATTTATTTTCACCCCCTGCCCTTCCTGTATCCCTCGCGTATACAGAGACCCATAAATTATCGTATTTCCATGTCGCACGCTTCGCGAAATCATCCGCCTTTCTAAATTTACATTTTTTGTAAAGTGAATCAAGAGTCAAACTCTTTACGCTCTCAGTCTTGGGTGTACCTTTCTTTGTAATAACGACAATCTTTCGCATTTTGTATATCTCTTACAGAATGGGTTTAAATAGTTTCTTAGAATAAATATATCTTAATATGCGATACTATCCTTGTAGAGAACTTAATTTAGACGGTGTCAAAAATAAGCTGAAGAACATGCATGTCAAAGAGTATACCGAAATTTGCCTTCTCACACTCCATGGTGTTTATAAATATAAAGGTGAAGACCTAAATATATTTAAATTTAATTTACATGATAACGATGTTATGTTAAGGCAGTATGTTAATAATATTGATTTCCTTGTCTCTTCAAATACCTGGAAAAAAATAGAGTCTAGGAATCATATTCCTATGATTCATAGAAAAACAACTATTAAAATTTTGACATTCTCTCCAAATCCAAAATCAAAGTTCAAATTTATTGTTGAAAGTTCCGATACTGGCAAGATTGATTATTACTTTACAAGTCCCGAAGATCCGGAAAATAAATCTCTAAAAGATGACATTAGTTCGTTTTTACAAGCTCTTACATAATCTATCTATTATGTAATGTTATTGTGGCTAGCCCAACAAGTTATTATTTCGCTAATCGTGATTGTATTGGCGCATTCTATATACACGTTTCTTAAGAATAATTTAACCACCCCAAAAATTAGAGATATGGTTAAAAGACCGGCACAACAATACAAGGAGATTTATGAAACGATGCATAAATCTAAAGAGCAGAATGCGAATCCAGCCAGTATGAAAAGTGAACTTCAAAATTATTTAAAAGAATTATCAACGGTACCTGCTGCTGCATCGAATCAGAATTCGGCTCCCACTAGTCAACCAATGGGTCATGTCCTAGGTTCGGGAGATAATTTTCAAACATTGTAAATGATATAAAGATTGCTTCACTATCATCTATAAATGTATCTCAGTCATAATGATCAGAACAGGATAATGGGTAATTTCCCGTCCATTAAACTTTCTTATGTTAAAAATATTCATAAGAAAGTTTCGTCGGCTAATATATTTTTAGCTATACCAAAAGGGACAAAGTATTTTGTATGGTTTCAACATTTCAAGAATAAATATATTTGTCTTTACATGGAAATTGACAGAAGAGGACATAATATTAAAAGTATTACTGTAAAAAATTGTTGCTTTAGCAAGAAATTATGTAGTGGACTTGGAACAATCTTATATGGTACTTTATTTAACCACAACAACCATTCATTTTTCACTGTAGAAGATATTTTTGTTTTTTTGGGATCGGATATATCCGAAAAGTCGCAGATGTATAAATTAGGAGTACTTACTGATCTATTTATGAATTATCTCCAACAATCTTTTTTAAAGAACTCGGATGTTATATTTGGTCTACCGGGAATGACGAGCGATAGGGATACGATGGACATTCTTTTACAAGATATACCATATACAGTGTATTGTATACAACACAGGTATTACAAGAATAATCCTTATTACTACAATGAAAAGGGTTGCATTAAGCAGGATATCTTTGCAAATTTCCTGATTAAAGCAGAGACATCCGATGATATTTATACACTATATTTGCGTAGTAAAAAGAGTGGTAATATGGAAACATTCAATCAAGCTCTTATCCCTGATTATAAAACTAGTGTTTTAATGAATAGTATATTTAGAAATATTAAAGAAAATGCAAATCTTGATCTTCTTGAAGAAAGCGATGATGATGAAGAATTTGAGGACATTAGTGAAAATAAATATCTGTTATCAGATATTGAACATATTATGAAATGCGTTTATAATAGAAAATATAAGCTATGGGTTCCTTGTGAGATAAGTGAGAAAGGAACAGTCGCATGTTTTGGCGATATTAGACGGATAGAAAAAAATAATAGATATTAATATATATAGAAATGAAAAGTTTGGTAAATGAGGCAAATACAAATACAGCATTTTTTGGAAGCACCAAAGGCGCTGTTACCGGTTGCGGCGGAAAGGCTGCCATGGATGGTGGAAAGGGTTGCGGTGTCGTTTCGTATACTGCAATGCGCGGTGGCAAAAGATCGAGAAAGCGGAGAAAAACTCGTGGAAAACGGAAGAGAAAAAGAGTGAAACGTAGAGTAAGTAAACGGCGCCGCCGAAGAGGAGGAGCTACTAAAAACTTGCTTGCTCCAAAAGCAGGTATGTCAAATATGCTGCGTCGTGGCGGAAATGCCAGTCGTGGTATTAGTAAGGCTGAGGCTATGACTTTACATGGAGGTGGTTATGGTTATAATAGTGCAGTGGCAAAAGGTTCCTTTGGCTCTAATTCCTTAGGACAAGGATATCATGGTCACAGCACATTGCCAACTACACGCTACCACTCGTGTGGAATTATTCCAAAATTTAAAATGGGAGCTGGGGCAAACTATGTAGGTACTAAAACAATCCAAAAGGGCGCTGGACCTGCAAAATATCCATCCAATCAATCAATTCCCATTCAGGGAACTGCAGAACAAAATCAGTCTACCAATGCTAGTTATGGATATACCACGGGGAAAAATGCGGCGATATTTGCACCCGGACATGCCCAAGTAACCAATCTTTCACACGGTCAACAGTGCAATCTCAGTGGTGGTGGATTAGTACATGATGCTTTCAATAAGGTCTTTAGTATACCGGGAAAGGTATCTCGAGGTGTTGACAATGCTATGGGGAATGTTACCCTTGATGCTGGTGTTTCTGCTGCTGGCGGCGGGAGGCGCACGAGAAGAAGGAAGGGAGGAAATATGGCAAAAAAATGCGGAACTTGGATTCGCCGTAAAGGGATTGCCAATAGTAAGAAGAAGAGAGGAAAGGGGAGAGGTCGCCGTTCGCGTCGGAAGAAGCAGCGCGGGGGATATGCCCAATATATGAGTAATGTTCCATTGACTTGGACACAGCAACTGCCCGCTGGTACTGCTGGCGGTACATGGGAGGGGCAGTTGGCAAGCCCACCTACCTATACAAGAACTAATAACTGTCATAATAATTATAATCATTTTACTGGGAAGAATACGCCTTCACCAGTATTAGATCAGGCTGTTATATCTCATAAATAATTAAACCATACATTTTCCAAATGTTAAATTTTTATAAGGTTCTGGTTTAAAAGCTTTAGCTTTAACGGAACGCTGGGGCAATGATTCCCATTCATTATTATCATATTTGTCAACATTTGTGTACATTACATTAAAATGTTGTCTATTATACCATCTGCGCCGCTCAGTCCAATATCTTTGGAAATTCGAATGAGTATCTACAATGTCTATAACCAACTTGTCTCCTGAAGATCGCATGATGCGTCCCACACTCTGTCTAACGTCTTTTTTCGGCGTTGCCATTAAAATGGTAGTCAAACTTTTAATATCCAATGCCTCCTCTGCCATTTTATATGTAGCCACTACGATATTTTTTCCTTCGCTAATTTTCAAATCCTTCTCCTTCATTCCACCTATATAATATCCAACGGTCGCAAATCCCCTATGTTTTATAGCATCATGAATATAACTTAACTGACTTTTTCTGTGACCAATTACTAGTATTTGACCTCCAGACTTTTCCCACGTATCCTGTAAGACTTTTAATATAAATTCGGTTCTATGGGAAAATTCTACTATTTTTGTAATCATTTTAACAAAATCGGTTTGTCGTTTATAATTTAATTCCATTTTATTGTAGTATTCATCATTGCAACTATATTCAATGGCACGTACCGTTACATTTTCCTGTGCACCTCTTTTCCAACGTGCCACGATTGGACCCATAAACATCTTGAAAACAGGAGTTAAACCATCATTTCTGTCCATAGTCGCCGATAATCCAAGAATATGTTTCGTTACTGCCTTAAATAGTACTCTACTGAATACCTCAGCTGAAATATGATGACACTCATCGATAATAGTTAACCCAAACTCTTTGAAGACGGATGGATCATACTCTTTCATGGATAATGACTGTAGCATCCCTATAACAATTTCTTTATCATCTATATCTATCTTAGGTCCTTGGATGTGCCCAATTTTCGCCGAGGGTAAGAACTGTCCCAGCCTTTCTTCCCATTGACGTAAAAGGAATTCCTTATGAACAATAATCAGCGTTTTTTTCCTTAGCATTGATATGATTTTAGTAGCAAGAACAGTTTTTCCAGCTCCACAATCTGCCTCTATTAAACCACACCCGTGTTTTTTTGTTCCATTCATCCAGTTTTTAATGATAGTTTCCTGATAATCGCGCAATTTTCCTACAAAAGGTACATTAATATCACTTCCATTAGATAATGTATTTTTTTCAGGAGCACCATAATTGTCAAGCCCATAGAATCTCGGTAAGTATATTTTAGTCTTTGATTCCCTGTATATAGGAAAAGGCGACGGTTTAGCAAGCGAAGTTTTAGGAACAAAGGGCGTAACTGTTAATTCTTTTCTGATAAGATTGAGATCATCATTTTCCAAATTTTCTTTATAAATCGTGTAACCACGGGAACCTAAATAAATAGCGGGATGTTCGGACATTATTGTAATTAAGATTATTTTGTTTATACTTATTTCAATTTCCTTTAAAAAATAAATAATATAAATATATGATATATGGTAAATTTCCTAAGTATTCCTAAAAATCAAACCGGGTACTACGTACTTGCAGCATTGATGGCACTATTCATTGTTTTACCCATTGAGGTACCACATGAAATAGCTGGACTCATCGATACAAATCTTGGCAAAATTGTAATAGTAGTCATGGTTCTTAATATGTTTCTCTCTCATCCGGTAGTAGGATCTGTCGGAGGTATCGCAGCATATGAATTAATTAAGAGATCTTCTGTTGTCAGTAAACGTTCACAACATGTCAGTGTATCCTCTTCTTCTGTCCCTACTGAAAGTGTAAAAACGGGCAATCTGAATAAATTAAATCAATTCCCAGTTACCGTGGAGGAGTTAGTAATTAAACAAAAAATTCCTTATTCATTTAATATTTCCAATCCATCCGTGGGTTCGGGATACGCGGCTACTACGGAAGATACGCGTAATGCCAAGAATATTTCAGGACAGAACATTGCATTTACACAATAAATCATCTAATATACAAATTCAAATTGTATATTAAATTTACTTATTATCTAGCAGATCCACCCGGGTTCGTAGCTGCAGCTGGAGCTGTCGCGCCCGCACCTGCCCCAATACCTCCAATAAAACTGTAAATTAGCGCTAGTACAATTAATCCTCCTAATAACAACATAATTAACGTTACCCATCCAGAAATAGTGGGCGGAGGGCTGTCTTTTTCAGGTTCATCCATGCCATCAATCGGTTCACATTGGTCAAAAATAAAATAATCT